ATGAAAAAGACAGTACTTTCTCTCTTATTGCTGGCCTGGGCGGGAAGCGCTCTGGCGGCACCGCAGGTAATCACCGTAAGCCGCTTTGAAGTGGGCAAAGACAAATGGGCCTTTAATCGCGAAGAGGTGATGCTGACCTGCCGTCCGGGCCATGCGCTGTATGCGATCAACCCGAGCACGCTGGTCCAGTACCCGCTCAACGATACCGCTGAGCAGCAGGTCGCCAGCGGCAAGAGCAGCGGTCAGCCAGTCAGCGTGATTCAGATTGATGACCCGGCCAACCCGGGGCAGAAGATGAGCCTGGCACCGTTTATCGAGCGCGCTGACAAGCTCTGCTGACGTTCAGGTTTCCAATAAAAAAACCGCAGATGCTCGCCAAAGCACTGCGGTTTTTCACTTTTAATGATGCTCTGACGCTTTTTTTCAGGCCACTTTTGCTGTGGACTGGAAAACCTGGCGTCGTCATCTATTCTTAAAAGGCAAGGCGACTTAGCCTGCATTAATGCCAACTTTTAGCGCACGGCTCTCTCCCAAGAGCCATTTCCCTGGACCGAATACAGGAATCGTATTCGGTCTCTTTTTATCTATTTGTTTCTCAAGGGTTTTTCGGTATCAACACGAAATTCCCCGAAAATTACTCGAATATTCCATATCCTGTCTAAACCATAACATACTCTGCACCGCGTGCGTCCAGGTATTTTTTGGTCATTGTTAAATTTTTGTGGCCGAGTATACGCTGAGCAAATTCTTCTCCGCGCTCCTTTTCATATAGCCTGCTCGCCAGGCTTCTGATCTCATGGAAAGGCGGTGGGTTAGGTCCGAATTTTAACCCGGTTGAATCCCTTATCTCCGCGAACGCCTGTGTGAGACTGTCAGAAGTTAGCGGCCCCGGCTTTCTCCCGCCGCGGCGAACCGGGGAGTAAAGCATGAAGTCGGATGGGTTATTTACCCGGCATCGATCAATGACATCCTGCAACACAAGCCCGGCTACGTTCAGCCTCAAATCAAGGAGAAGCGCCAGTTTGTGACCTGTTTTCTCCTGAGTAACGAAAAGCCTCCCGTCTTTAACGTCACTAAATCTGAACAGCGAAATATCCTCACGCCTCTGGCCGGTGACCAGTGCCAGATCGCATGCATTTCGTGCCCAGTCAGAATGGGTTAACGCGGCCTGGCGGATGATGGTGAATTGTTCGAGCAACAAGCGCTCTCGCTTAACTTTCGGCGTCGGCGTTCGCGTCGGCTCGGCCGGGTTCCTATCGACATGACCTTCTACGATGGCCTCCCTGAAGATGTCCATTAAGACAGAACGCAGCCCGGAAGCCATGCTCTTTTTATCGCAGAGAATGTACGATTCAAGAAATGAGGCAATATCCTTTGTCGTGACGGAAGCGAGGGGAATTTTGCCGAACTCTTCCTTTATGGTGGCGATCTGGTTTCGCCTGACCTTCATCGTGTTTGGTTTCAGCTCGCGCCGCTCTAGAATTACCTCGTAACGTTCCAGCCATGCGGCCACTGTGAATGTGCGCACGTCCTTAATGCGATCCAGGAGAGAAGAGGGAAGGTAATTCTGGTCGATGTAGTTGTTGGCCTCAATGGCCTGGGCAACGGCGTCCTTGCGATCAATTCGGCCAAGAGAAATCTCCTGCCCGGTCACCGGATTGCGCCAGCTGTAAAGTCTGTCTCTTTTACGATAGGTCAGGTTACGTGGCAGGTTAGCGTCGTAACGTACTGGCCTTTTCGCCATGAGTCAGTCTCTCCAGTAAGGTGCCGCCAGACGGCAGATTCGTGTGTTTCGGTTTAGCGCGCAGATTCCTCTTGCGCGGATCCACGTAGATAGCGTCAGGCTGAACCTTATATTCCTTTCCGTGCAGCTCCGGCGCGGGATAAATTCGCCCCTCCCGCGTCCATCGACGCAGAGTAGAAAGGGAGGGTGGAGTCGTGTAGGCTCAGCGGCCCATTCCTGCAAGTTGAGAAGCTTAGCCATGAGAACTCCTTAGCCGCCTGGCATTATATGCGAGGCTGCGTTGACGTGTTGATTAATCGAAATCATGCATATAGAAGCCCGGCTCGGGGCCGGGCAAAAGGGATCACGAGGTGGCGCTATCGCTCCTAATAAGCAGTTATGAGCTGGCTATCACTTGCGCATATGTTCATGTGATGAATAGCTTTGCTACTCGCGGACGAATTAAGATTTTTCTGTACAACAAATTAAATTTCTTTAAAATCAGTGCCACTAAGGGAGATTCCTGTGAAGAAATTGTTCGCCATTACTCTGATTAACTAAGTTGGAAATTAGGCATTTGGGCGTTTTTCGCTCGATTGTTTATGTTTCTGCATGACTGGTTATATCGAGAATCCTGCTGGCAGCCTGAAACCGCCAAACCTTCACTTGCAATCTCTCCGAGAGGAGGGTTTTCAGTGCAGGTGGCGAACACAGGTTGCTGGAAAGACCTTGCCCTTTTGAGGGTCTAAACATGGATGCGATCAAAGTAATGCAAGCTATCTATTTCTTTGTGATGTTTGTATATACGATTCACCAACTAAGCGCCTAATCAGTGCTAGGGAAGCGGAGTGGCGCCCGCAGCCCGTTTTAATCAGTGTTTCAATCACTGCGCACATCTCTGCTTTATCCTTAATTCGATTACGTTCTGGCACTCCGCGCAGGTCTGGCATCCGGGAACGGCAGCGCGCCGCGGCTCCGGGATATCCTCGCCGCATTCAGCACAATGCTCAGCTGATACAGCGTTGCGGTTTAGGCGGTGAGCGGAAAGGGCAGCGTTACGCTGAAGCTCTTCAATCTCTGCTGCGGTATCGATGATGTCTGCCATGGTCAATGCTCCTGGAACTGTCCGTTAAAGCGGTTGAAGGTGAAGGCCAGCAATAAAAAAGGAGCCTTAAGCTCCTGGGTGATTAGTGCCTTCATGCTGCACCACTTTCGCTTGCATCAAGGTCATCAAAAAGGTTCCAATAACGAGACCAATCAGGCTGTTTGTAATCTTCGGTGTCTTCATCCCACTCACCAAGAAATGGGTTTTCACATACCGAAGTGAGCCATAAACCAATAGCAGGGCACTCAGGTGAGCTTTCAAAAATTTCAGCAATGCGGGGCCAGTGGTTTACATATTTATCATCAGCCGGGAAGTCAGTTAGGTATTTGCGGATGCAATCTGTTGCCAACGCGTAATGTTCCTGCTTCACATACATGCGGTCGTATGTCATATCGAGGACAACGCGATGGTGATAGGGAATATCAAGGCGGTTAGCCAAGGGCCAAAGGCTATCTATTTTCATCTTGTACTGATGAGCCGGTAGACCAAGATATTTCATTGCCATGTCGTTCCAGATGACAGGGCCACTTCCCCAGCCATTGCGGAGCTCTTCATCTTCTTCAGACTTCTCTCCCGGCCAAACTTTTATAACTGTTGAATAACTCACGATTCCACTCCGAAGCGGCGATTAAGCCGCCCTGTGTATACGACGAACTCCAGAAGGCTAACTCCCAGAGCTTCTATTTTCTTGTGATGCTTGTTGATGATGGGAGGCACCGTTTCGTTCCAGTTAGGCTTAGGCTTTTTGCGCATGGCCTGCTGGATTTGTTCGGTGCAGCGTCGGCACGCGGCGCGGATGGCGTTGTCTGTTTCTGGCGTCATGCGGCCTCCCTGCGGGCAAGAAGTTTCGTCCCGAAAGCCATAAGCTCGTCCCGGTCCACAGTTGCGAAGTGGCAGTGTGTACGCGGATACGGTCGCCAGATGATAAGCATCGACCCTTTGTTATTTCCCGATACTGGCTTACCGGTGTCCGCTTCGAATACCAGGTGGCGATCACCCAGTGGGCGTGGGCAGAGTTCCGGGAACAACTCGGCGCGAAGAAGGTGGCCGGCAAGACGCTGGAGCGCCTGAAGAAACTTATCTGGCTGGCGGCGCAGGACGTCAAAGCGGATCTGGTAGGGCGTGAGACATACGAATATCAGGCGCTGGCGGAGCTGGCGGGCGTGGCCAAATCCACCTGGACTGAAACGTATTTACCTCACTGGCTGGCAATGCGCTGCAGCTTTAAGCGGCTCGATAGCATTGCACTTATCTCCGTAACGTGATCACATTCACAACAAAAGGCGACAAATTGAGATGTAAGTCTTGCAAAAACAAACTGAAATGCATATTTTTCATGTAAATCTGATATCGTCGCCAGGCTTTGATTGTCGACACAAAGAATTCAAGCCTGAGGTTAACGCCTTGGGCTTTTTGTTTCATATTACAAAGAAGAAAGTAACGAGAACTACGCGCCATAACAAATATGGATTGTCCCGGACGCAAATTAACCATACTATTCATAAGCTTTAAGCGTAACGCATTATAATTATGGAGGATTTTATGGGGATGATATTGCTTCCAGCGTATTTTTTGCTGGCAGTTATTTGCATTGTGGTCTGTGTACTGGTAATTAAATCTGCGAATAATGGCGGAGCAGGTAAGCTCATCTCGGCACTTAGTTTGATCGTGGTAGGTGGAGTAATTTTCTGGTATGTCGTATACCCGTTTTTCACTGGCCATTAAACAATAAATTTCAACACAAGGTCGCCATTCGGCGGCCTTTCTTATTTCAGGCTCCGGGATCCATCATCAACACACCTACTTGTTAAATCGTCCCGAGGGCCTGACCCTTTTCAAACACACAGCACCCGCTAACTACGCGAGGTGAGAGCATGTATCGCATGGAAAAAATAACCACTGGTGCTGCCTATGGCGCTTCAGCCGGGAGCATCCTAAACGGCATGCTGAATGCCTACAGCCCCGAGCAGTGGAACGCTATCGGCGTGCTGGTGGGTATCATCATTGCCGTACTGACGTATCTGACAAATCTCTATTTCAAGATCCGCGAAGATAACCGCCGCAGCAGGAGCCGAGATATACCCGACACTCAGGAATAAGCTGGTAGGTGCCATTGTCGGCGGATCCGGAGCAATCACCATCGCTGCAGAGATGCTGGGCAATGCGGATGGACTGGAAGGGCGGCGCTATTACGCCTATCAGGATGTTGTCGGCGTCTGGACCGTTTGCGATGGGCACACCGGTGCCGACATTCGCCGCGGTCACCGCTACACCGACAAAGAGTGTGACAACCTGCTTAAGGCAGATCTGCGAAAGGTGGCAAACGCCATCGACCCGCTGATCAAGGTTCGCATCCCTGAGCCAACCCGCGCCGCGCTTTACTCCTTCACATATAACGTTGGCTCTGGGGCTTTTGCCAGCTCAACGCTGCTGAAGAAGCTGAACTCCGGTGATGTTCCGGGTGCCTGTAAAGAACTGCAGCGCTGGACGTATGCCGGTGGCAAGCAGTTGAAGGGTCTGATTACCCGACGCGAGATTGAGCGTGAAGTTTGCGAGTGGGGCCAGAAATGAGCCGATTAACAGCCATCATCTGCTCTGTCATTATCTGCCTGATGGTTTCGATGGCCTTGGCGATTAACCAATACCGCAGCAATGCCATCGCCTACAAAGACCAGCGCGATAAGGCCACTGAGAATCTCCGCCTGGCTAACGACACCATCAAAGATATGCAGACCCGGCAGCGTGATGTCGCTGCACTGGATGCCAAATACACCGGAGAACTGGCTGATGCGAAAGAAACCATTGAGCGTCTGCATAGCGATGTCATTACTGGCCGTAAGCGGCTGCAGCTCAACGCAAACTGTCCCACGAACGGAGCGACCAGCACCGGCGGCGTGGGCGATGCTTCCGGCCCCCGACTTACTGACTCCGCTGAACGGGATTATTTCACCCTCAGAGAGCGAATTGTCACAGTGACGAAGCAGGTTGGATATTTACAGAAATACATCAACAGCCAGTGTAAGAAGTAGGGTGATATAACATAACGTTTCGCTTAAAAAATATACTCAATTAAATTATGTGTTTACGGAAAAGTAGACAGTATGCAACGATTCAGGTATGTTTTTGCTATGTTGGTGTGAGTTGTAACCAATATTCGAAGCCTCGCTATCTGCGGGGCTTTTTTGTATCCGCATTTCACCGCGCACCGCAGCGCATTCAAAACACGTCGAACCAAACCCTTTGAAATGAGCCTTTGAGGAAGTTAGTTAATGCTGGCGAGCCTCGACGGGCTGATTTCCTATGCGGCAAAGGTTCATCTCAAAGAAAGGTACACGCTATGAATAATCAGTCAGTTATTCCGGCTTTCGATTTTCGTGAAATGGTAACGACTCTCGATAACAATATAATCACCACATCACTCAAGGTGGCTGACTACTTTGGCAAGCGACATAAAGACGTTTTGCGCGCCATACGTAACCTGAAATGCTCCGATGACTTCACCCGGCGCAATTTTGCGCCCATTGATTTTATTGATAAAAATGGCGATGTTCAGCCTATGTATAACATCACCCGCGACGGATGCATGATGCTCGTGATGGGATTCACCGGTAAAACAGCTGCCGCGGTAAAGGAGTGCTACATTAATGCCTTTAACTGGATGGCCGAGCAGCTAAACCGGCGCATGGCGATGGGCGAAGAAATGCAGCACCGCTACGCCATCAAAGAAACGCGCTCAAAGCTGAAGGGAACGATCGGCAGCCGGTTGATGAACGAACGGAAGAAGGAAAAACGCGTGCTGAAGCTTGAGCATGAGCACATCATGCAGGTGACGCAGCCTGAGTTGCTGATTAGCTAAGCAGGTCATTACAAAGCCTATCTGCGGGTGGGCTTGATAATGCCGTAACGTTTTAAAAGCGCCAGGCTGATTGCCAGGCAAAGTGTTCTGACAATGTGGTTGATTGATGGCGCGTAAGCAATTGCTAAAGAAATTATCAATTCTGAGAACATGTAACCTCCTATAGAAAAGCGAGGCAGGCAAATCCTGCTTCTATAGTGGTCTTTAATTATTTTGCTGCGGGTCCATCCCTACAGAAGTGGTCTTTAATGCAAAAATCACCGCGTCCAACACGTTGGACTTCACAAGCGGATAAAGAGGCTCTCGATGTCCGACATCTACCAAATTGGGGTTTCGACCGAGGCTGACCCGGTTGTGGCCGGCGCCGACGAGGTGCGCCAGGTTGTCCGCTATGCCGACACGTTTGAGCGCTTGTCGGATGATTTCGCCATCCTGACTGGAATCTGATAAACCTGTGCAATAATGGCACAAAAATTAACTGGAATGACAGGTGATGGGCTTTCAATATTGGCTTGCGGTATGTGGGATTTTCCTGACCGGCCCCTTTGCGTTTGTTCAATCGATTATCTTTTTGCGACGAGGTGTTTACACAAAGACATTTAAGGGGACGACGCGAAAGGAGTACATCCATAAAGACAGCAAACCTATTGAATACTGGTTCAGCGTTATTGCTCAAATGATTATTGGCGTTGTAATGATTGGATTTGGATTCTGGTTATTAGATGACCTGCCTGCCTTTCATAACTGGCACATTGAAATCCGCGCAATGCTCACTTTTTGATTCACCTTTTAAATGACACCAAACCTCGCTCAGGCGGGGTTTTTTATTGCCTGGAGAAAGCCATGGGCATCAAAGTGCGTGGCGTTAAGCTGTCGAAAGCCGGGCTCAACCGCATCATCAACGACGTGAAAGGTCGCAAGGTTGTCAGGGCGCTACAGTCAGCAATTATAATCGGCAGCTCTCAGGCCGCGCTTTATACGCCTATCGACACCTCAACGCTGCTTAATAGCCAGTATCGGGAGTTGATAAACAACGGCGTTCGGCTGACTGGAAGAGTAGGATACGCGGCCAATTATGCTGTTTTCGTTCACGATCCCAACGTTCCTCAAACCTTCCGCCGTGCCACAGCGCAGAAAGAGTTCCTCACTAAAGGCTTTGAATACACACGCAGCCAGATTGATGCCGTAATGCGCAAGGAGCTTTCAGTATGACAGCAGCCATGTATGAGCGCGTGCGTAACTACTTCGTTGATGCCGGGCTTACCACTGGCTTCATCGTTCAGTTGCTGGCGTGGGACGATACAACCAAGTTAATCGACGCATTCATCGTGTTCAGGCCTAACGGCGGTACCGACATCAGAAATGACCTCGGATATGGCTTTGAGCTTGACTGCGGGTATCAGACAGAAATCTGCCGTTATGTATGGGAAAAATACGCAAAGCGACTTGTCGAAGAGAAGCTACAAAAGAGAGTTAAGCAGCGTATTGTGTCTTTGGTATGGTTAGCAGTTCAAGATGTTGCAGTAAAGAATAAAAACCCATCCTACCGTGAATACGCTTGTATAGCATTGGCCGGTATGGCCTCAGTAAACCGTTCTACCTGGAGTCGGGTGTATTCGGAACATTGGATGAAACTTAAGGAGATGATAGAAGAACTTGATTTTGTTTCATTAGCAAAAATTGAGTATTTATCTCCCAAGAAAATTTAACTAGATAGGATAACTTGTAATTCTTCAGGGAAATGTGGTTCATATCAAAACTTAGAGAGAAACCTAATGCATCACATTTCCTTACTTCAATATTTAAGATTCAAGCGTCATAATGTAAGGAAATTACAAGGAGATTACCCGATGCCTTTGTCTGCGCTAAGTAGAGATGAATTTTATAATCGGTTGTACAAAGTAGTGAGGCCATCCCAGCCCATTGATGCCTCGGAGTTTCTTTTCGGAAGAGACAGGCAATATGAAGCGATGAGGGCTGCACTATATGCTCCTGGTCGTCATAGTTTTATCTTTGGGAATAGGGGGGTTGGAAAGTCATCATTGGCGCATTCTCTTGCATATGACCTTCAGGAGCAAACCGACCCCATCTTACTCAGCTGCGACGAAGATACAACGATGGTTTCTATTGTCTCGGATGCACTTCGCGAAGCGGGTATGTATGGAGTGAACAAAAATGAATGGACAGTCGGAGTCAGCCTGGGAGTGGGCGGGACCGCAGTTAAGTTTGAGAAAAAAGGAACATCTTCACCGCAAGATATAAAAATAATTGACACATCCTCTGCAGTATTTGCCTTAGAATATCTTCAGAAGATTCACTCAGATAAGCCATTTATAATAATAGATGAATTCGACAGAATTAAAGATCCAAAGGAACGTGAGAAATTTGGTACGCTGTTAAAGCAATTAGGCGATAAAAGATCGTCAGTTAAATTTATTTTTACAGGAATAGCACAATCATATGAAGAGTTATTGATGGGGCATGCATCAAGCTCAAGGCAAATTCATGAGCTTAAATTGGAGCCATTACATTACTCTGGGTGTTTTGCAATTATAGACAGAGCCTTTAGCGAATTTGGATTGTCTGTTCCAGAAGATTTACGTATCAGGATTGCTGGTATTAGTGATGGATACCCGCACTATGTGCATTTGATATGCGAGAAAATGCTGGTTTTAGCATACGAAAGAGATGCCGAATGTGTTAATGACCATTTATATTTTGACGGTCTTAATGAAGCAGTAACCTCAGTTGCTCAATCTTTACGTGGCCCATATGATAAAGCAACCTACGCAAGAGACAGAAATTATTCTTACTTGCTTTGGGCTGTTGCGGACTCAAGAGACTTACTTAGAACTATTTACGGTATTAGACATTCTTATCAGGATGTCATGGACCAAGTTTCCTGGAGAAAGAAAGAGGTTGTTACACCTCTTACTGAAGCAGGAATTTCACGCATACTACGTAACTTTAAATCACCAGAATATGGACAGGTAGTTATTCCTGCTTTTGATGGAAAACGTAAGGGGTGGTATACATTCAAAGAAAATATGTTGCGTGGTTATATCAGAATGTGTGCTGAAGCAAACAGAATAAAACTAGACTTCGACTTGCATTTTTCAACAGAACCAACGGCGCAAGCTAGGGTGAACACAAAAGTGGGTAAAACAATCTCACAGATTGAAGCTGAGATCGAAAAAGAAGAAAGCCTAAAGAAGAGCGCTGAGGATTGACAATATCGCGCTTGCAAAATGCAACAAAAACGTGCATGATTAGAGCTAGCTTTGATAAATTGCCAAAATTATATAAACCCGCCAATTAGCGGGTTTTTACGTTAAGTATTAGGCATCATTTCTAGTGAGATCGTCAGCCATAATCATTGCATTTGATTCACTGTCTCTAGCTTGCTGAATTCTTCTTCCTAAAACTTCCATGTAACCAGGCAAATTGTGGGCCATTTGAATGGCTGTTCCAGATATGCTGAATGTTCTGTGCGTAGGGCAGTGAAAAACCCTATAATCACCCGTAACTGGATCTTCCGTTAAGTTCGCGCCGCATGCAGGGCAATTGGTGATTGTAGTTGTATCGATAGCTGTCATAAAACCTCCTTAAGTTGAGGGCTGATAGTTACAGATTTCCATGCTCATATTTAGGCTGTGAATGCTCATTGAGCTATTCATGGTGTGAATATTTTAAGGGGCGTTAACTAACAACAGGAAAGCACATTACGCCGTCCAACTAGCCTGGGGTGGTTTGTTGGGTAGCGTGCTCCCCTGTTCATGCGTTATTAACGGATATACATCTCAACTTCTTGTTAAGCACATTTTCGAATCATTGTTGTTAGAAAGATAATCCCCCTACTCAGTTTCCTTTTCTGTGTCGATCACCAGTTTAGACCCTTTTTCGAGCATATCTTCCAGCTGTTTTTGTGTCAGATTCGATGCCTCGATTTTTACGCCATCTTTTTTGATGATGATTTTTTTCCCATTACGGGTTTGGATCCATGCAATCAGCACACCAGCGATTGCTGCGCAAGCCGCTTTCGAATTGATTATTTCGAAGATAATTCCGAGTAATACTGAACCTCCATCGTGAGAATCCATGACGAACATTCTGGAAGCTTTTGTCCGTTGGTCCTGAGGGATCACGGCCTCCACTTCTTTTTCCAGATCTGCAATAACTGATTTAGAGAGGTCAATTTTGAAAACTGATTTAGACATTACTTTTGTTGGTTCCTATATCCATAAAATTAATGTTGCCTTCGCACTTGTGAGGGCTGCGGTCTTACTCATTTCCAATAATCGCGTGACACTTACGATTGCTGATTGTGATCTGGCAACTGCTCTTGCCAACACCATCAATACAGGAAATTTAAAAGTAAAAAATGGAAGTGGATCAACTACCTGACTCGGTAACCTAAATCAAATTTAAACAACTGAGTATTAATGGCCGCCTGTAGAGGGCGGTTTTTTTATGCCTGCAATCTGGGAGGAATCATGCAGAACTACACCCCGCCAGGGGGCTGGGGTCCGGTACTTCATTTTTTACATGAGAACAGGTTGGCATTGCAGGGCGCTTTGACTGCGTTCTTTATAGCCTTGCTTTTCTCATTGTGGGACGGGGTAGCCTGGCGCCGCTCATTCACTGCTGGGTTTATCTGCGGATTCGTCGCACTGGCAGTGGTGAGCTTTTTTGAACAACTTGGCGTATCAGACATGGACTGGTCTTTCGTTATAGGTGCCGCTGTAGGTGGTGCTGGTGTAGACCGCTGCCGTTCTTTGATTAACGCGGCTGTTACGTTATTTGCAAGTAAGAAAGGTATCAACGATGACCAAAGATGAAATTATTAATGGTCTGCTGGAGCGTGAAGCGGGTTACGTAAACCATCCCTCTGATAAAGGCGGTCCCACTAATTGGGGGATCAAGGCACTGCGTGAACTTAGGACAAGCGTTGGTGTTAACCAGTAAGCGGCCTGTGCGCTTTGGATAAAAATCCGTGACGTCTGCAAAGGCGCTGAAGCGATAAAAAGCAAAGGGGGGGAATATCTCCCCCTTCTTGATCCTGGCGACCGTTCAGCGAAAGCCAAGCAGCAAAATCAGGATTACCGTGACAGGGCCGTTTTTTACCCCATTACCGGCAATACAAAAATTGGTCTGCTGGGTATGGCCTACCGCAAAGATCCCACGATGACCGCACCGGAAAAACTGGATTATCTGAAAACTAATGCTGACGGGGGCGGGATAAGCATTTATCAGCAGTCTCAGCAGGTGCTGGAAGACATTCTGGAAACCGCGCGTCACGGTCTGTATGTGGATTACGCCAAAGAAAGCGATCAGGCGATCATTCTTCGCTATGCACCAGAAAATATTATCAACTGGCGCACAGAGCGCATTAACGGGCGTAACCAGCTGGTGCTGGTGGTGCTGCGTGAAGTGATAGAAGAGAAAGACGGCTATGGGCGCTGCTGTCGAGCGTCAAGGATGGCTCGGTGACATTTGGTGTAGGGCTTGACGGCTACATACCGTTGCCGTCGCAGGTGATAGGGGTTGCCGATCCGTTCCGTGCGGGTATTCAGAACGGCGGGCGCATGAAGTCGATTAAGGGGCGGGTAGTGACTCTAGATCGCGCCATTGATTATGAGGCCGGTGCTCGTCTGGTTATGAACATGCCTGATGGCTCCACTCAGTCGCGCACCATTGAGGCGGTAAACAATGAAGAGCATACGGTGACCCTCACAACTGGATTCAGCCAGACCCCCGTTTACGGCGCTGTATGGGCCATCGACAGCGACAAGGTGGCTATCCAGTATTTTCGTGTGATGTCTGTTGCCGCAAACGACGATGAGACTGGCGGTTTCACCATTTCGGCTATTCAGCACGATCCGGAGAAATATCGCTACATTGATGACGGTGTGCGTATTGAGAGCCCGCCAATCACGGTCACGCCAGTTAACGTTCTCGACGCCCCCGAAGACATAGTGATTGATGAAACGGATTATGTCGCTCAGGGGCTGACGGTTGCCACTTTGTACGTTTCATGGAAGAGAGTTGAGGGCGCAATCCGTTATGTTGCTCAGTGGCGTAAGGATAACGGCGACTGGATAAACGTTCCGGTTACCAGCGCTCAGGGATTCTCTGTTGAGGGGATTTATTCAGGCTCATACGACGTGAGGGTGAGAGCGCTTAATGCTCAGGAATCATCATCTCCATGGGGTTATGCCGATACGACTTTCCTGTCGGGTAAGCAGGGTAAACCAGGTACGCCTACAAATTTCCGGGCCAGCGATAATGTCGTGTGGAACATCGATCTGACATGGGGATTTCCAGAAGGTTCAGGTGATACAGCGTATACGGAAATTGAGCGGGCCACCACTTCAGACTTCCTGAATCCGCAAAAACTGACCCTGTTGACCTATCCGACATCAACCTATCAGCACGGGCTCATGAAAGCCGGAGTCAATCAGTGGTACCGCGCACGCCTTGTTGAAGGGGAAGCACGCACCTTTATGCTGTTCAATCCTAATGGGGGGCTTTGAGATGGGTTTTCCTTCACCAGCTACTGACTATATCGAAGGGCGGATATCGCTGGATAAGTTATTCATTTCTCACCCGAGCGCCACATATTTCATGAAGGCGGCAAACACCTGCTGGCGTGCCGGTATAACTCAGGGAGCGCTTCTTATCGTTGATTGCTCGGCTACACCTTGCGACGGTTCGGTGGTCGTCTGCAAGCTGGCGGGGGAGTTTCATATTAGGCGATTCAGGACTCACCCATATAAGCATCTGGAAAGCCTGGGCGGTGATGGTCGCAAGGATAGGATAAACACGGAAGATGATGACGGGATTTTCGGCGTGATTTTGCACGCGGTGAACGACATGCGAACAATGGAATTTGACGATAACCCTGTGATGTAAAGATGACGCAGCCCCTACACTTAGGGGCTGGTATATAGGTTATTAAATGAGTTTTTCTAAGGAGGGTTCGACTATGCAGCGAGATGTATCGAGTTCTGCATGGCCGTTTTTACAGCAGGGAGGTAGCTGAGGTGCAGGACACCCATTTTGGGGTTGGTTGTTGGTTTTTGGCCTGGCTGAACTGGTGCCAAGTCGAACCATTCTGAGTCATACGGTATGGTAACAGCCATGTTCATGTCGAACTTGGTGTCAAACGCAAGACCGCTGTCAGAAAAATTTGCATCTGATTTCTTCAGCACAAATTCGGACTTGTAAATTTTGTCCGTTTTTTGGCTGGTACCGTACACGACCTTCACAGCATGGTGTTCAGGCGATACCGCGATTACTAATGCGGGGCGGGGCTTTGGTCCTGGATTCCCAAGATTTGCCGTGATAGGGAAATGGCACCAAACAATATCGCCTGGGGTCGGTAGCGGATTGTGTTTATAAGATGCAGACATATTTTCTCCTTAGAGTAGTGTCATAGTAAAACTCTCCTCCGGTACGTCGCCCGCTGGTGATGCTTCGCGGATGGTCTGGATTTGAGCAGGGGTTAGCGCAGCGTCATCTCGCTCATAATGTGGTAGATAGACATCAGCCAAATTACGAAGAGCCAGATGGGTAACTTCTGTTTTGCTCAAGCCGGTTTTTTGCATTAAAGCATCAAGCGTGTCGTTGCTAACTCCTGTAGGCGTGTCCTGAGACCGCAGCCTAAAGAGAAAACTTGCTTGTTTCTCGGCGTGGACATTCAT